CGGCCTTGGCGCCGGTTTTTTTGTGCCCGCAGAAACGCGAAAGCCCCGAACTAATCGGGGCTTTGTCATTTGTGCGGCGAGAAAAAAGAGAGGGCGACTCCAGCGGGTGCTGTAACACCCAAGGGAGACGCCAGATCGCAGATTATGCCTGCAAGCCAGCCAAGGCCCTCACTGCTCGCGCGAGCGGGGCGGAGCCTAGCAGAAAAACTTAAGGCTTTGCAGATGCTTAGAGACATTCGTTGCGGAAAATGCAAACGACTCCTTGCCCGAGCGGCAGGGGTTACCCAGCTCCAGATCAAATGCTCCCGATGCGGGACTCTCAATCAAGTCCAGGCAGAGAGCCTTGATCAAGTGCTGGCAACGAAGGACGCGAAGGAATTACGCGCTTAGTTGCGCGGTGGTTCAGGAATACCCAGAGAGCCTTGAGCTTCGAACATGTCGTGGAATGACGGCAATGAGCGACCTGATCGCCTTGACTAAATTCAGATCAAGGTAAAAGTATGGCTATTACGACTAAAGCAATCAAAAGTTCTGATGAAAATATTTGCGGGGCAGAATTTTCGGTTGTCGGAAGTGGTTCAGGGGTTGGGGTCGCTTATCAAAACCTGACTTTCAATGCTTTCAATAGCGAAGATTATACAAGCACTGTAATGGGCGTGCTTGGGTTGGTGAAGAATTCTGCTTCTGCAACTATTCAGGTTGACTCGAAGATTTCTGTGAGCTTTAACTTGGTCGAGCTTGAAGATAGCGCTCCAGTGATTCAGGATCCAAATTCCCAAGAGCCTGCCATTCCGCATAGAAATGCACAAGTTGCAGTGGTCGTTCTGTATGGCAGTGAAGTAATGTTCACAAAGTCATACATGCTCGAGGAGCGGGATGAGAGCGGTAACTGGGTCAATACCTCGGAGAGTGGGGTTTATGTTGGCGGAGGCTTCTCCATCAGCATGCCTACTCAAATGGGGGCGCCATACAAGGCCACTTTCCAGCGTACTGATTTGCATGCCGTACAAATCCGCATCAACGCGTCTACCAGTGCAATCACTGCAACGGCTAAGGTGACATTCCCTTTAGAAGACAAGGCCAGCGGATTCACCACTCGAGAGATTGAGTCTATTCAAGAGACCTTACGGACTTATGAAAAGGAAAAGGATTTTTTCTATCTGGACTCTGAAGGCAATGTCACCACCGGTGTGGGGTTCATGCTACCAAATGAGAATGCTGCTGTATCTCTTCCGCTTCTAGACTTTGATGATAATCCAGCAACTGAAATGCAGAAGCGGCAAGAGTGGCGTACAATTCATGGCCTGCCAACCGGCTATGTCGCGGATTGGTATGAGGATTATACTAATCTCTACATGTCGGAAGCTGCAATCAATGATAGGTTGAGTTCTGAAATTGCTGCTGTCTACCCTCAGGCGCTTGGGTTCTTTGAAGACTTTGGTGACTACCCGTCCGCTGCCCGAGTTGCACTGCAAGATATCATTTATAATGTTGGTGTCGGTAACTTCCGGCAGTTCGTTCGACTTCAAGCTGCTGTGCGACGTCGCGATTGGGCTGCGGCGGCGGCTGAGTCTCATCGCGCTGGAATTGACGAGGCGCGAAATAATAAAGTGAGGGACCTATTCCTTAGCGCAGCAGGTTCGGGAGACTTCTAACTCAATAATTTAGTTGGAAGAAGAGGCATGCCCGTGTGGATCAGCGGGCATGTTTTTACGAGATTGCCGATTGCATTCTCAACGAAGCAGATTGGAGATTTTAATGGACCCCACCGACCTCGGCCCAGGCACAGCCACCTGGCTGGGCGGAACGGGCACCGTATTGCTGGGAGGCTTTCTGTGGCTGCGCAAGTGGCTGTCTCGGGATGCCGCTGACAGGGCAATGGATACAGCTGACATCGGCGTGGTCCGGCGCCTGAATGAGCTGCTTGATATCGAGCGCGAGGCCCGGAAAGAAGCCGAGGCCCGCGCTGACCAATTCGCCAAGGAGCGGAACGACCTCGTGGCGACAGTTGGGCGCCTGGAGGGCAAGATAGAAGCCCTGACCAGTCAGGTCGGCCAGCTCAACGAACGCGTAGCCGCGCAAAGCGATGAGCTCGCCCGCCTGCGCGGAAAGCTGGGAGGTGCTTCCTGATGGACAGATGCGCACTTGAATTCATCGCCCGCCGCTGGTGGCGGCGGGCAGAGGTCTGGGTCATCGCCGCCCTGCTGGTTGCTGGTGGCGCGGTACTGGGTTGGCAATCAGCGTTCTGGTCTATGGCCAGCACCCAGGCCAACCAAGTGGCGGAGATCCGCGCCGCCTACGATGCCGCCATGGCTGAGCGTGACAAGCGCCTGGATGAGCTGACCAGCAAGGCAGAGAGCGCCGCGACCAAGGCGTCGAAGGCAGCGACCACCGCTACCCAGGCTGCCGACAAAGCTGATGAGGCCCTGAATAGGGCGCTGCCCTAGTCAGGCAGGTGCTATCAGACTGGGCCGCTGTAGCAAGCTCTTAGCGAAATCTGGTACTGCTGCATCAGTTCTTGGAGCGTACCCAGGTTCGAAGAGGGTGTGCCGCCTGATGCAATTTCAATTGAGATTTTTAAATCGTCTACTTTGTTTCTGAGCGGCGTGCATCGGTCCGCTTGGATACGCTGCAGGCTGGACTGTGTAGACTGAAGCACGGCTTGCTGCTTCTCATACGCTTGCTGCCACTCTTTGAGTCGCCCCAGAAGCTCTTTGTTGGCGTCGCGGTATTCTTGATTTCGCTCTTGCAGCGAAGAGATCGCAGTCTCTTGCTGACCATATTTCACTCCCACTGTGACCGCCGATCCTAGTGCGGTGCAAAGGGCTGAAATTAGACTTACGGTAATCCAACTAGGTCTTGAGCTGGGCGCGGTTACAGCTACGGTGCTCATAATTATCCTTGTTCCATTTACTGAATTCCTGCGATGTGCCGCAGGTGAGTGCGGCACGAGCGGATCACTCTGCTGCACGCATCCGCTGCGCCACACCTTGCAGATAGGTGATTAACTGTTCGACTTGGGCAGATGTAGTGGCGATCGGATATTCGCCGAGAACGGCCCTGAGGATGTCGTGATGGTCGACCCAAAACAGATCACCATCGATGTAAGAGGCGTACTCGGTATTGCTTATGCCGCGCATCGTTGGGATGTCGATAGCGTTGGCGCCGTATTCAATCGTCACGTCTAGTTTCATGTTTCACCTTGCGAGCGAGTAGGGGGAGAACACCAATATCGGCAAATAGCCATCATTTCAAGGGCTAGGTGAAGCATGAGCAGACCAAAGCCGCCGGCTGATCTGCTCGAATCCTTGTGGATCACGCTGCGGCCGGCCACCGGTGTGTGGGACTGGGTGCAGAGCGAGATCATCGCTGACACCGGCAGCATCCATAACCCAGAGCATGCCCACTTGATGGATGCAAACATCGGCGTGCTTTGGGCATCGACCGGGTTCGCCAAGCAGGGAAGAGTGGTTCTCGGCCAGGCCGAGCAGCTGATGTTCCGCGCTGGCGGATGGCAGAAGGCCCGGCAAGAGCAGCAGATGCGCCAGTGGTTCGGTGAGGAACCAACCTACCTCATCACCTTGGCTGCCGACTACTGCGCCCAGTGCACCGACGCCGAGTTCTGCGCCCTGATTGAACACGAGCTCTACCACATCGCCCAGGCGACAGATGAGTATGGCGCCCCCAAGTTCACCCAGGACGGGCTGCCCAAGCTCTACCTGCGCGGCCATGACGTCGAAGAGTTCGTCGGCGTGGTCAGGCGCTACGGTGCCAGCGACGACGTACAGCAGCTGATCGACGCTGCAAGCCGGCCGCCTGAGGTGGCCAAGATCAACATTTCGAGGGCCTGCGGAACCTGTCTGCTCAAGTTGGCCTGATGTGAGACAGGCATGAGACGGAACCCAATCTATGGCAGCCCTGAAAAGCGATGTGAAGGCCTTCATCGTTCAGGCCTTGGCGTGCTTCGACACGCCAACCCAGGTCTCACAGGCCGTCAAGCAAGAATTCGACATCGATGTCACTCGCCAGCAGGTGGAGCAGCACGACCCAACCAAGCGTGCTGGCGCCAACCTGGCAGCCAAGTGGCGAACCCTGTTCGAGGACACCCGCAAGCGCTTCCGCGAGGAGACAGCGGAGATCCCCATCGCCAACCGGGCCTTCCGGCTGCGCGGTCTTGGGCGAATGGCTGAGAAGGCCGAGAACATGCGCAACCTCGCGTTGACTGCCCAGCTGTACGAGCAGGCGGCCAAGGAGTGCGGCGACATGTACGTCAATCGCAAGCTCGAACCCGACAAGCCCCTGGGCTCCCAGGCGGACCAGCAGCACGCCGTTGCTGAGTACAAGCTGGAGCCAGACGAAGGTGTCCCGACTACCCCGTACCTATGACCCGCCGGTGAAGCTGACGCCGAAGCAGGCGAACATCTACGTGTGGGGCTTCCAGCCTGAGGCGCGCTTCCGTGATGCGGTGTGCGGGCGTCGGTTCGGCAAGACCTTCCTCGGCAAGGCTGAGATGCGGCGCGCGGCGCGGCTGGCTGCAGAGTGGGGCGTGAGCGTCGAGGACGAGATTTGGTACGGCGCGCCGACGTTCAAGCAGGCCAAGCGGGTCTTTTGGCGCCGGCTGAAGCAGGCCATTCCCGAGGCATGGCGCGCGGCCCGACCGAACGAGACGGAGTGTTCGATCACCCTCAAGTCCGGCCACATCATGCGTGTGGTCGGCCTGGACAACTACGACAACCTGCGGGGCTCTGGCCTGTTTTTCGTCCTTGTGGATGAGTGGGCAGACTGCCCGTGGGCGGCCTGGGAGGAAGTGCTGCGGCCGATGCTTTCGACCTGCCAGTACACGATTCCCCAGACCGGAAAGTCGCGTAAAGGGGGGCATGCGCTGCGCATCGGCACGCCGAAAGGCTTCAATCACTGCTACGACACCTACCGCGACGGGCAGCCGGGCGGGGAGCCCGACCATAAGAGCTGGCAATACACCTCATTGCAGGGTGGCAACGTCCCGGCTGATGAGCTGGACGCCGCCCGGCGCAAGATGGACCCCCGCACGTTCCGCCAGGAATACGAGGCCGGGTTCGAGAACTATGCCGGGGTCGTTTACTACACCTTCGACCGGACCGAGTGCCGCACCAGCGAGCGCATCAAGCCAGGCGAGGCCATACACATCGGCATGGACTTCAACGTCATGAAGATGGCCGCAGTTGTGTACGTGGTGCGAGACGGCTTGCCGCTGGCGCTGGACGAGTTCCACTCGGTGCGCGACACGCCGGAGATGATCGAGAAGATCAAGGTGCGCTTCTCGGGTCACAGCGTCTCCGTGTACCCAGACGCCAGCGGACAGAACACCAGCAGCAAGAACGCCAGCGAGTCGGACCTGTCGCTACTCAAGAAGGCCGGCTTCACCGTCGTGGTCGACTCACAGAACCCAGGTGTGAAGGACCGCATCAACGCGGTCAACGCCATGTTCCTCAACACGTACGGCGAGCGGCGCTTGAAGGTCAACATCGACCAATGCCCGCAACTCACCCAGTGTCTAGAACGGCAGACGTACACCGACAAGGGCGAGCCGGACAAGGACCCCAAGAAGGGGCACGACCACATGAACGACGCCGCCGGCTACTTCATCGCCAAGCGGTTCCCGATCAAGACTCAGTCCGCCGGCACCCGCCGCATCGGAGGTTTGGCGTAATGCCTGTTCAATCCACCAACCCAGACTACGACGCTCACATCGAAGAGTGGCGGATGATGGACGACGCCCTGGAGGGCGAGGGCGCCATCAAACGCAGCCCGCGCAACTTGCCCAAGCCAAGCGGCATGACCGAGGCCGAAAAGCTTGATGGCGCCGGCAATGCCTACCTGTACCAGAACTACACCGCCCGGGCTCAGTACGAGCACTGGGTACGGGATTCGCTGCGCTCGATGATGGGCTTGGTCTCCAGGCTGATCCCCGAGGTAAAGCTGCCAGCTGGGCTGAAGCAACTGGAGGACAACGCCACCGCCGACGGCTTCGGCCTGACCCAGCTGTTCCTGCGGATCGTGCGCCAGGCCATCTCCCATGGTCGCGTGCCGCTGGTGGTCAACATAGATGACGCGGGCCAGCCGTACTTCGCGACCTACGCGGTGCGCAACGCCATCAACTGGGACACCGCCGACCAAGGCGGTCGGCAGGATCTGGTGCTGTCGGTGTTCCGCGAGTTCAGGCGCAAGGAGCAGGACCGCTACAGCCACGAATGCGAGACGGTCTACCGCGAGTTCTACATGGACGGTGCGATCTGCCGCACGGGCGTGCGCAACGAGGCCGGCGAGCTGATCGAGGACGACCGCCCGCTGGGTACCGTCGACGGCAGCAACAACCTGGTGCGCGGGCTGGACTACATTCCGGTCATCTACTGCGGCTCGACCGACAACTCGCCCGATGTGGACGAGATCCCGTTGCTGACCATGGCCCGGGCTGCGCTGAAGTCCTACCAACTCAGCGCCGACTACTTCACCGCGCTGCACCAGACCAGCCACCCGCAGCCGTGGGTGTCGGGCCTGGATGAGAGCGTTGAGCTGAGTGTCACCGGCCCTTCGGCAGCCTGGGACCTGGGGCCAAGCGGGTCGTGCGGCTACCTAGAGTTCCAGGGCGCCGGCATCCAGGCCGTTCGCACCGCAATGGAAGACCAGAAAAACGCCGCCCTTGAGGCTGGCGCCAAAGTCATGGACGTCTCCGGCACCGAGTCGGGCGAGGCGCGCAAGACCCGGCAGAACGACCAGCACGCCACCCTCCACAGCATCGTCATCACGGCGGCGGAGGCTATCGAGCAGGCCCTGCGCTACGCCGCAGAGTGGACCGGCTTCAACCCGGACGAGGTGGTCTTCACGGTCAAGCCTGAGTTCGTCATCCCTGAGGTCAACGCCCAGGTGCTGGCCGAGCTGCAGAAGAGTGTCATGGCCGGAACCATCAGCGCCGAGACCTACTGGCAGTACC